TGCCGTGTCATTAAGAATGCATTACCTAAAGTTAAATGGCTCCAACGATCTCGGTATCAAGCAGATAAACCACTAAGACTTATTCATGTCTCTACACCCTGGAGAGGACTTAATATTCTACTAGCCGCTATGCATCATGTAGTTAATGATGAAATTCAACTCGATGTTTATAGTTCCACTCAACTTTATGGAGATGAATTTAAAAAAGCCAATGATAAATATTATGAACCTATTTATGAACACGCTCGTAAAATGGATAATGTAAATTACATCGGTTACAAACCTAACTTAGAAATTATTGATGCGATGCAAGCTAGTCACGTCTTTGCTTATCCCTCTATCTGGGAAGAGACTTCATGCATCTCAGCTATTGAAGCCATGGCAGCGGGCAATATTCCTTTGGTCACAAACTTTGGGGCCCTTCCAGAAACGTGTGGAGACTATGGATACTATGTTAGTTATGATACCGATCCCAAGAGACTCGCTGAAGAATTCGCAGCTCACCTACTTTATATTAAAAAAATTTTACCCACGGATGCCGTTCAACAACGCCTAGAAAACCAACGTCAACATTATAATCATTTTTATAGCTGGGATGAACGGATTAAAGAATGGATTGCATTTTTAAACAATGCTCTGCAAGCCAAAGGGATTTCTAATGAAGGAAGTTGAGGGTATTTTAACAGAGGATAAGTTTGAAGAAGTAAAACTCTTCCCTCAAAATACGGTCGACGGAACTCAGGTGGTGGATAAACCGACACAGGATATTGTTCCTAATAGTCTATTTGTTGTGACCCCTTGCATGGGAACGTTAATGCTTTCCTACGTTAAATCAGTTTTAGAACTTCAGGCCATTTGTCTCTCGAAGAAAATAAGTATTAAATTTCATATGGTTCAATCGTCTCTTGTGACACAGGGAAGAAACTTATGTGTGCAGGCTTTTCTTAATTCCCATTGTTCCCACATGTTGTTCGTTGATTCTGATATTGAATTTGATCCACCCTCTATTCCAGTCATGATGAATCATGACAAAGATATTGTATTGACTCCTTACCCTATGAAAGTTTTTAATTGGGATAAGGCACGGAAACTTTCCTCTAAATCAGGGAAACCCATAGAAGATTGCCCTCATTATTTCTGTCTAGAGTTTCCTGATAAAAATAAAATTGAAAGTAAGGGTGGCTTATGTGAAATTGTTAAGGGACCTGCGGGATGTATGCTTATTAAAAGAGAAGTCTTTGAAAAGATGATGAAAGCCTATCCCAAGATGAAAATTAAACAAAAACAATTAGTAAATGGACTCATGGCGACGAGTGAAAACGTTTGGAACTTCTTTGATAGCGATTTCAACCCTGAAACAGGAGTCTTTTTGGGTGAAGATTATGCCTTCTGTAAACGCTGGACAGACATCGGAGGGAAGATATATGCCAATGTGGATGCCTACATTACTCACTATGGAACCCACGGTTTTCGTGGAAGATTCATTGACGAAGGCAAAAAAGTAAAGTAATACTATAAGTTCAAGGATTTTCAGGATTTCCTTTTAACCTGCTTCATTATATAATTGGAATTAAATATGCATGGAATTGAATCAATAAGACAACCCTACGGTTTTGGAAGCTTTGTAAGCAAGGCATTCAAAAAGGTAGGAAAAGGTATTAAGAAAGTTATTAAAAGTCCTATTGGCAAGATGGCCCTTCTGGGTGGTCTTGGAGCGTATGGAGCAAGTCAAGGTATGTTTGGGCCAGGAGCTCAAGGTTTTATGAGAAGCCCTGGTAAGTGGGGAAGACTCAAAGCTTTTTTAAGTGGTCAAGACACTGCAAGTGGTGCAGCACGGTTGATAGGAACTAGTGGAGCTCCCGGTGGTGGAGATCCAGGAATGTTTTCTAAAGCCCCAGGAATATTAGGTAAGGTAGGAGAATTCATAGGAAAAAATAAAGTCCCTCTAGCACTTGCAGGAGTAGCAGGGGTAGGTACAGCAGCAATGGCTGGCAAAGGTGAAGAAGAAATTGACGAAACAATAATGAGTGGCAAAGGTCATGAGGATTATTTAAAGATGAGAAAATTATGGGACTGGGGAGACGAAGAACCGATGTTCAGTGCTGCTGAAGGTGGAAGAGTTCACGCACAACAAGGACTACTTGCAACGCCACAGTATGGAGAAGCTATGGGAACAGTAGCCGATACTGACACAACTCCAACAGTTACACAAGAGGCAGATCCTCAACAAACAGCAGACGCAGAATTAATTCAACTCGTTAAAATGTTAGCTTCGATGGGAATTCCCATGGAACAATTACGAGGACGAACTAAACAAGAGCTCGTTGAACTGGCTATATCCGTGCAAGGTAAAGGCGGTCAAGAATGGAAGAAGCTTCGGCTCCCGATCCTACTGCTGAGATGAATGATTTTTCTATTCAAGTATTTGGAAAACCTTTACACGAACTGACTCCACCGGAACTGGAACAGTTATATGAAATGGCTAACGATCAAGCGGCAATACCAAGTCAACCACAAGAGATGGCTAATGATCAAGCGGCAATGCCGGATCAAGCACCAGCGATGGCTAATCAAGGTGGACTCATGAGAACCGGTTATGCTATGGGTACAGAACATCCAGTCATTCCATCTAAAGATGGAAGTCAACTGGACATGAGAGAAACCGGAGGTTATCAACCTCATGGAGCTAAAGAGAAAAAAGATGACGTGCGAGCGTTGCTTGCACAAGGAGAATTTGTTATGACGTCCGATGCCGTTAAAGGTATGGGCGGAGGCGACCGGGAAGCCGGCGCACAAAAAATGTATAATCTAATGCACAACATGGAGGCGATGGCGTAATGGCAAACTGGTTTACAAACCCTGCATCGAATTCAATGCTACAAAATACTTTTGGAAATAAATTTTTTCAAGACCAAGTTAGACCTGTTCAAAGTGGAGCTACCAATGTACGACCGACGAATTTACAGGCACTTAAAAATTGGCAACCTTGGAGAGCTTTTATGCCTCAAAATATGGGTGGAACTTTTTTCACTAAACCTACAGCTGGAGCATCTGGTGCTTTAGGATATGGAGCTGCAGTAGGTTTACCTGCTTTATATGCAGCGGGTGCTATGGGACTACAAAAAAGTTTACCCGACGAACTTAAAGGTGAAGGTGGAATTTATGACAAGGCTGGTTATGATGATCCAATGAGTGCTGGTGCAAGTATTCCTCCTGAAACAGATGAAATATTAAGAGCCAATGCTATTTTTTCAGGGAATAGACCCGTCGAAGAAACAGTTACAGATCAATGGAGATTACCTGACACAGATTGGGGACCCGTGAAACCTACTGATCCTCAACCAGAACGAGGTAAGATTGATATGTTTTTACAAAAATTTGGAATACCACCAATGACACAGGTGAGCGATGCAGATCGAACAGCTAATAAACAATTTATGCAAGACAAAGGAATTGGTCGAGACCCACAAACAGGTCGAATGTATGGTGGTAACTGGAATGAAGCCAGTCAAGATTTCGCAGGTAAGAATGCACCAGGTACATCAGCCTGGGGTTCAGCAAACTTTGGTGAGATGGCACAGAAGTGGGACGAAGACTATGGTGACATGACATATGCAACTCAAAAAATGAGAGATAAACAAGATCGAATTAAACAAAAAGCTGCAGACTTTGCAGTGCAACAACAAGTTGAACAACAAGAACGTATTAGAAATGAAAGAGCTGCAGCAAGTGCAGCTAATCAAATGACACAAAGAGATCCTACTGGTGCTGGAGCTTCCGCAATGCACATGGGAAATATTTCTCAACCTAACGCTCAAGCCGTAGCTAAAGCAAACGCAGCAGCTGGTATGGGTGGCTGGGGATTAGCTCATGGCGGAAGAGTTGGTCTTCAAGATGGAGGATGGAGTCCGGGTGTAGGAAGAAGTACAAGCGGTTATCAATCTAATCATCCTGGTTTTAGTGGTGTTGGTGGCGAAGGTGGAAATTTAAATGTTATTCAACATCCGGTAGAATCTGGGGCAGTCCTTAAAGGTTTGAAGACAGCACAAAAAGGAGCTAATATCTATAACACAGCTAAAAGTATTAAAGATTTAAATCCTTTCGGATTCGTATTAGGAAAAATTTTAAAAAAAGCTACTCAAAGAAGTGCTTTAGGAACAGAAGAGGATGAAGAAATTTATCACGAAGGTGGCAGAGTAGGATATAACACAGGAGGCAGAGTAGGAATACTCTCAGTATTTTAATGGCAGAAGTAACTCAAACACAGGCATTACCCGCACCGTTTATTGAAACGTTAGGGAAAACATTTGGTGAGCAGCTAGGAAGACTGGCTCCTCAAAAAATTGACACAACACAAT